TGTACGATTTACGGATTCAAATATTGCTGTTTTCGCGAGTAATATATTATTTTCAATTGTTGTCATTTTACTTATTGATAACATATTATTTTACTTTATTTGTAATTAATGCTAATCCTGTGAATATTAATAATATACCTATAAATTGATATATATTAATAGTTTCGTTAAAATAATAATAAGATAATAGTATTGTAATAACGGGATAACATGCTATAATTATTGTGCTAATATTTGTTTCGGTATCTTTAAATAATAATATATAATTGTATTGACCGTAAAAATATACAAATGCTGCCGCAAAAAATAGAACTGTTGTGTGTAGGCATTTTTCATTTGATTTTGTTATTTTTATTATATCATTTGTAACTGTTTTATAATTTTCTCCATATAATAGCAATGAAAAGCAAAAAAATGCAATAATTAATTTAGTTAATATCAAAATTGTTAAAGAATCTATATCAATCAATAATAAACTTTTATATAATACTGGTATAATGCCAAATGATGCGGCTGCTATGATATGGCTAATCATTTACTATATTCATATATTATTTTTTACATGATAGAATTGGATATTTGTCATATAATTTGAATATTGCCTTTTCTTTCATTTTAGCTTCAATCATGATATCAATATTTGTTTTATATTTTTTAGGTATTTCTAATAAATATTTTGGGATTGTCTCAATATAATCACTATGATGTCCGCATTTACCTGCACCTTGTTCACTAACATGAAATTTGGGTTTAATATTTCTACGCTTCCATGTTTCTAAGATTTTAGGAATATAATTATCAGGAATATCTAATTTTTCATTTAGATGCATTATATTATAACATTCATAATGATGGGTATCAAATACAACGGGAATATTTACTTTTTCTGATACTTTTAAACAATCTTCAATTGAGAAATTGCGTTCACAATTTTCTAGTACAAGGCGTCTCTTGATATTGTCGGGCATTTTCATATAATTTTCACACCACCTTTCAATTGTTTTTTCTTTATCACCATAAACACCTCCTCCATGAATTACCATTACTGAATCATTTTCTAAACCCATCAAATCAAGTACGGTAGCGTGATAATTCAGATCTCTAATTGTATGTTCTAAAACAGCTTTACTTGGTGTACCAATACAATTAAAATGTCCGGGGTGAAAAGTAAGACGTTGATTATATTGTTTTGATTTTTCTCCAATTTTTTTCAA